GCTGTGCGCCGACGCGCCGCACGACACGCCGCTCGGCGCACAGCTGATCGAACCAAGACAGCGACAGGCTCGACGAGAACCGGACCTGATCCGGGTAGCGGGCGAGCTTCGTGAAGAGGATCTGCTTCACCTCGTCGATGCCGACGATCCAGAGCCGGCCCTGCCCGCCGATCGCGCCGCCCGAGACCTTGCCCTTCGACGCCTCGATCACCGGGCGCCGACCCCAGACGCCTTTGATGGCCAGCACGTTCCGGTGGAGCCGCGGCCAGCAGAAGGCGTAGACCGCCTCGACCGTGCCGCCGTCGCCGGAGTCCACACAGGTCGCCTCAATGCCGAGGCCGCCGCCGAGCGGGTGCTTCCAGCGCTGCAGCAGCAGCTCGTCGAGCTCGCGCCAGACGTGGCCCTCCAGCGTGTTGCCCCAGATCACGAAGTGGCCGAGCGCGTAGGCCCGGCCCTCACGGTCCCAGCCGTAGATCACCGCCTCCAGGCGATCGGGCTGCACGTCCACACCGCAGGTGAGGAGCAGCACGGCCTCGGGCAGCGCCAACATCTCGCCGTCCGGCATCTTCACGTTCAGGCCGATCGGCTCGGCCCTGGCGGCCAGCACGTCGGCGGTCGTCATGTCGACGCTCTCGGACCAGCCCTCGCCGAGCAGCGTGTTGCGGAAGGTCCGGAGGCGGTCCGGGTCGTTGTGGATTTCGACGTACTCGGCCGCGAGAGCGGACCAGGACGCGTTGACGTGGGGCGAGATCAGCGCCGAGAGCGCGAAGCCAGCGTGGCCCTCGACCTCCGGCCGCGTGGCGCGCCAGCGCCCGTTCGCGACCATCTCGGCTTTGAACCGCTCCGGGATCAGCACGCCGCAATGCGGGCAGGCCCAGGAAGCGGTCTTCGTCCGGTGGGCCGTCACGACGCCCTGCGCGTCGCGCTCCTTCTCCCACTCGATGTGCTCCCACTTCGGCTCGGCGAACTGCTCGCACTCGACGCAGCGGATCTCGTAGATGCGCCGGTCGCTGGCCTCGTACTCCCGGCAGATCGTCGAGGTGTCGGCGTCGGTCGGCGTCGAACCGCGGATGATTTTGCGGTTCGGGAACGAGAGGGTGCGCTTGATGGCGAGGTCGAGCGCGTCGCCCTCGTTGGTGACCTCCATGCCGTCCTCCTCGTCGATGAGGAGGATCCGGACGGTATGGGCGCGGAGGTTTCGCGGCGAGCGGGCGGCGACGATCTTGAGAGAGCCGCCGGGGAAGCGGCGGTGGCGGATGGTGTTGCGGCCGGTCTCGTCGGCCGCGGTGGCGAGGATGCCGGTGACGCTCGGCGTGGCGTCGAAGATCGGCTCCAGGTCCGAGACGATGTAGTTCCGGCAGTCGTCCTCCGTGGGGAGGAGGGTCAGGATCGGCGCCGGCTCGTTAGCAACGTAACTCGCCGTCGCCCCGGTCAGCAGCGTCGTGTAGCCGACGCGCACGCACTTCTTGACGGTGACCCGCTCGATGGTCGGATCCGTGATCGCATCCGCGATCTCGCGCTGGAACGGCCAGAGGCGGACCGGGCCGGGCTTGGCGGCCAGCCCCTCGGGCAGCCGCATGTAGCGCTCGATCCACTGCGACAGAGGCAGGCGCGGCGGCGGCCGGAGCTTCGCCAACGCCTCCGCGACGGTGCGGTCAAGGAGCGTCGTCACCGGCACCGGCCGTCATGACATCCCGCACGACCCGGTCGATCACCGATAGGTCGTGCTTCGAGAGGTGGCTCAGCTCCAGGGCGATGTCGCCCGGGATCGCGAGGAGCCGGGCCCGCAGCTTCGCGGTCTCGTCGGCCCAGCGCCGGCCCGCGGCCTCGGCATCGATCAAGCGCTCGGCCTCCTTCGCGTGGGCCTGATCCCGCTGCCAGGTCTGGACGATCTTCTCGGCCGTCCTGGCGTGGTTGAAGGTCAGCTCCTCGCCGTCGGCGATCACCACGCCCTCGGCCCGCAGGATCGCGCGGACCCGGGTGGTCGCCAGTTGCGCCTCGACCGTCGCCTGGGCCAGGACCGTGGGCGCCGGCTCTTCGGATGGGGTCTGCGTACCCTGCGAACCGGTGCGCACCCCGGTACGCGCCGGGTCTGTCGATCGAACCCAGGCCGCCCGAACTGCCTCAGGATCCAGCGTGCCGTCGGCCTCCACGGAGACGCGGCCCGTCTTGATCGCCTTCCGGATGGCGGCCTCGGTGACGCCGATGATCTTGGCGCACTCGCGCCGGCTCACACCCAATGCGAACCTCAAAAATCAGGGCTGCTGAGAGCCAAAAATCGGGAGCATCTCTGCCCGCAAGGGGGCGGGGTGCCGTCGGAGGACCCGTGCCCCTCAGGCCGCGCGGGCCATCGCCTTCGATCGCCGCTCATCCATCAGGTGGGCGACGTTGACACCGAGGGAGCCTGCCTGCCCGACCTGGATCATGTTCAGCCCGAGGTCATCAGGCTCGACTGCGACCAGCCTACGGGCGTGACTGCAGGCTGCGGAAAGGCTGTAGTCTGGGACGAGATCGGCGATCACGACGAGCATGGCCACCTCTCTGTCGGTGAGCCGAAGATGGTTGCCCGTACCTGCGCCGCTCAGCTCAGGGAGATGACCTCGCGCGATCCAGTTCCGCACGGCCAAGACCGAGATGCCGTAAGCGGCGCAGGCGGCAGCCAAGCTGTGCTTGCGGTCTGTCGCGTTGGCGATCACAGCCTTGGCATCCCGTCAGATGACGATAGGAGCGCGACAGCCTCGTCGTAGGTAAGCTTCGCCTCGTTCTCTCTCCAAGCGGAGATGGCCTCCCTGAGCCTCCGGCCCAGCAAGTAGGCCTTCCAGTGCCCGAGGTCCGCAGCGTGGCTGCCTGGGCGCTTCGCCTCGTACTCGGCATCGTACGGGGTTATGTCTTGATCACGGTCGTCGTTGCTCTTGAGAAAGCTATCAAGCAACTCAGTAAGCCCGACCCGAAAGTAGGTTTCTTCCCATTCCGCATCACGAAGCCGCATTATCAGCTCGTCTGCTGCGTCGCTTCCGTTTTCTTCGTAGCTCGTCAGCTCCAGCTTTGAGCTCTGAATGCCTCTCACGAACTCAAGCACCTTAGGCGTGACGATCACGCCCTGGATCTCGTCGTCGATTGCAAGCTGCTGCATGGATCGTCCTCATCGACGCCCGGACAGCCACGCCCGGCGCGAACACAGGGGGAGCTTGCGCTCCTCCGGGGTCGATGAAGCTCGGTGAACTCCATCGCGCTCATCCCCGTGGCTGCGGGGAATTGCTTGGTGAGGCGTTGGCCTCAGCAGCTCTCGCCTGCGGTCTGGATGCCGATCAGGGCGCACAGCCGATCGGCGCCGTGTGCGGGGACCTTGGCGAGCACGTCGAGGGTGGTGGCAGCTACGTCCTCGACTGCGAGGAAGAGCCCACAATCGCTGCCGAGCGCCTGCAGGCCCTGCTCTTCGTAGGTCTGCCGCGAGATCTCGGTCAGCAGGACTGTGCGCCCGTCGTGCGGTCCGTTCATCGTCAGAGCCCCGGCATCCCCATCAGGTGTCCGATCTCGTGGGCGACACGGGCCTCAAGCTCGGCCCCCATGACCTGCATGAACGCTGCCTCGGTGGCGCCCTGCAGCATCTCGTCCGGGATGTAGACGCCGGAGTTCTGCAGCTCGGCCTTGCCCCGCCACGCGTGGTTCGGGTCGATGTTCTTGAAGACGTGGCCGCCCATCACGGGGCCGACGCGGTTCGGGAAGCGACCGCCATGAGTGAAGGTACCGGCGAACATCTGGCGGCGCCCCCGGGGCTTGGCCGAGACCCCGCCCTTCACCTCCTTCGGGTCGAAGAACTTGAGGCTGATGTCTCCGCCCTTGGTGCTCAGCGTGTAGGTGAGGCGCCCGCCGTACCCGAACTGCTCGGCCGCTGCCGTCGCCCGGTTCACCTTCACGGCCTTCACGATCACCGAACGCTTGAGGCCGGTCTGCTTCGTCAGGTTGCGGATGACCTGGGTCTTCGCCTTCACGCCCGTGTGGTTGAGAGCGCGGGACAGGGCGATCGGCGCGTTGGCGCCGAGCACCCCGAGCTGATTGGCGAAGCGCTGGATGAGGCCATCGCCGGTGAAAGTCAGGGCTGACATGGGAAACCTCGACCGCTGCCTCTTTGCCTCTCGGTACACGCGCGGCTATCGGCGCGGGGCAGTCCCGGGCCGCCTCACATTCCCGGTGTGCTGGTCGTCAGGCTCTCTGCGTACTGAAGGGCTTTCAGCACGGCCTTGCCGATGCGATCCGCCTCGTCCTCCCCAGCCGCATTCGCCAGAACGACGGCCACCACACGCGGGACGGATAGTGCCTCGGCGTCGACGGTGACCTGAAGCTCATCACCGTAGGGGGCCTCGATCCGACGCAGGGCAACCTCCAGGCCTGCGGCTTGGCCGAAGACTTGGAGCGGAGGATCGCTTGGATTGGGCCTTGCTCCAAAGCCGGCGTGAATCACCTCAGCCATAGCCCATCCTGTGTGTCCGCATGGGTCGATCCGTCTCTGGCGACCCTCGCTGCTTCCACACACGCAACGCGCGGGGCTCGAACAAGGTCATGGAGCTTCGGCATATGCTTCGGCCCCGAGCACCGCGAGTTGGTTGGCGAAGCGGCCGAGGAGGCCGTCGCCGATGAAGGTCAGGGCGGACATGGCGCCCTCCTCGAAGATCTTGTGCAATCGTCCCGTCTCGCGGGACGCTCTCGGGGACCAGCCTCCAAAGTGGAGAGGCGGTGCTGTCCGCCCCCGAAACGGCCCACGTCAATCCCATCACGAGAGAGCAGGCGGCTACATTCGTAGATTTACCTGAATCACCTTTGCCGTGCAATGCTAGTCGCGGTATTTTGTTGCTCTCGGAGGGCGGCGTGCGTTGTAGGCCAGCCCCCCTGACCAGAAACGGTGTAGTGCTTCTGGCTTTAGATGAACCAGCTCGCACTCACCTGCGACGGAACGATGTTGGCGAGCGTGATGGTGCCGCCCGCATAGCCAATCTGCGTCTCGCCCCACATCGATGTCAGGACCTGATACGGCCTGCCACCCAGATCGATCCGGTCGCCATCGGCCGCGTTGAAATCGCCTATCAGATCCTGACCGGCATCGATGCCGAAGACGAAGAGATCCGCGCCGCGATCGCCCCGTAGGATGTCGTTGCCGCGATCTCCGTAGATCACGTCGTCACCCTGGCCGCCGTAGATGAAGTCGCTGCCCTGTCCACCGTAAAGCGTGTCGTTGCCGGCGTTGCCGAATAGGAAATCGTCTCCGAAATTTCCGTAGACCTCGTCATCGCCCTGGCCGCCATAGGCGAAGTCGATGCCTTGACCACCGTACAGGCTGTCAGAGCCTTGGTTGCCGAACAGGACGTCATCGCCCTTGTTGCCAAAAAGCTGATCGCTCCCGTCGAATCCGAACAGGGTATCGGCGCCATCGAGCCCTGTCAGCAACTCGTCCGCGGGCGTTCCCTGAATCAGATCGTCGATGCTCGGGTTGGTCAGGCTATCGGTGACGAGGATGTAAGCCTGCCCCGCCATGCTCGCGACTTGTGAGGCGGAGTAGTAGGCCTGATTACCGACGTTGTCGTAGACCGTGGCGCCCACGATGTCGTAGCGCCCAGGCGCCGCGAACGAGTAGACGCTGAACCCGCCCGTGATCACTCCTTCATTGAGAGGGCTTTGCGTTTCGGCATTCACGCCGATCCACTGAAGATTGAAACCTGCCCACTGGGCTAGGGGCCGGCCAAGTTGCAGGGACACGCGCTCGACGCCAGACCCTTCGTCACGAACGCTGGCGGTGATGCTGCCAGAGCTGCTCCCAGTCGAGACGTTGATCACCTTGGAAAAGGAGAGCCCCAAGAGGGTCGGGTTCGCGTTGTCGCCAGCCATGGTACGTCTACCTAAACTTCTGCGTGCCTCGCTTAGCGCTTAGGTTGAAATCCGGCCAGGGATAATGCCACGGCGAGCAGAGATGGCCGCCTCTCGAACGGGCCGTGCGACATTCCCGCCACGCTCGCCTATGTGATCGCCCATTTTGGGAGCGGCGCCTATTCGCGGGCAGGCGGCACCGAACTCGGACTGCCAATCGTCGAGGGGAGTCGGACGGATGCGGTGTGGCTAGGTCGTGAGGCGACCGAGCAAGCCCTTAGCCCCGACGCCCTTAGCCGCAACCATTGAGCCCAGCGTTGTCCGGCCCCCCGACTGCGGGAGGTCGTGCTGCGGAGGCGCTGGTCGTCACGCTGCATGATCTGGCGGGCTGACCCATCAGAAATTACAGAGACCCGACGTTGCTGCCAAGCCATCCCTGGCTGGGGAAACTCCGAGATGCGAACCAAATGCCGACTTTTAATAACCGTCACGCTCAAATAGCCCTACACTGCACAGCGCTGCATGTTGCTTGGCAGCAACACATCTTAATCACCTTATCGAAAAATTAATTAATTGTTTACAGATTGAACCTCTCCTCCCCCCAAACGGGGAAGCAGAGCTAAATCATGGTTGCCGTAAATGTCGCCGTAAGCACAAGCAGCCCTGCCGGAGATGCCGCCATCGCGGTGCAGAATGGCGGTAGCGTTGCTACGAATGATACAACAGGTCAGATTTCTGGAACCTACTTCTCAAGCTATCGGAGCAATACAACTTACTACAGCGTGGACATAACAGCCTCTGGGGGAGGAACCTTTAGTATAGGCGATATTAGCGGAATTAATTCCGGCACTCAGAACGATTCTCTGCTCTTCCAGGGCCTTGACTCTGCTGGATCTGTCATCTCAGGATACAACATAACGGTATCATTCAATCCGACCGACGTGAATATCAGCTATAGCTCTCTCACAACGTCGCTAAATTTCAATAATATAACAACACTTCGCGTCCTTGCCATAAATAATTATGGCGGCCCTTTCTATTTTGACTCAGCTGACTTTACCTCGATATCTTCCGGTTCCGGGCCGAGCAGCCCGAGCGTGAGCTCAATATCCCGCGTTGGCGCCGCCGCTGTCGCCGCCGCAGCCACGGACGTCGATTATACCGTCACTTTCAGCGAAGCTGTAACCGGTGTCGATATCAGTGACTTCAATCTCACTGGCTCAACAGGTACGGCGAGCGGCACAGTCGCTTCCGTAACCGGAAGCGGGACAACCTACACCGTCACAGTCAATGCCTTGGCTGGCGATGGAACTCTGCGCCTCGATCTCAACGGCAGCGGCACTGGCATTCAGAACGCTGCGAACACCGCCATTGCTGGTGGATACACCGCTGGCCAGACCTATACCCTGGACCATACCGTCCCAGCTGCGCCTGGCGCGGCACCGACTCTGACCGCCCTTTCTGACAGCGGCCCGGCGGGTGACGGTATCACCAACGTTACGACACCGACCCTCACCGGTACGGCCGAAGCCGGTGCCACTGTCACCCTCTATGACACGGACGGCACCACCGTGCTGGGTACCGCAACGGCTAACGGCCAGGGGGCCTACAGCATCACATCGAGCAGTTTGGCACAGGGCAGTCACAGTCTCACCGTCAAGGCTACCGATGCTGCCGGTAACACAAGCGCCGCGTCACTAGCCTTCACGCTGAGCATTGATACGGCCGCACCGGCCACGCCTGGCGCGGCACCGGGCCTCGCGCTCGCTTCCGACAGCGGTACGGCGGGCGACGGCATCACCAATACTACTACGCCCATTCTTAGCGGTACGGCCGAAGCGGGCGTAACCGTCAAGCTCTACGACACGGACGGCACCACCGTGCTGGGTACCGCAACGGCTAACGGTCAGGGGGCCTACAGCATTACATCGAGCACCCTGGCTCAAGGCAACCACACCCTCACCGTCACGGCCACCGATGCCGCCGGCAACATCAGCGCCGCATCCCCGGCTCTCATGCTGACCATCGACACCGCCGCACCGAGCACCCCCAGTGCGGCACCGGCTCTTGCGCTCGCCTCCGATAGCGGCGCAACGGGCGATGGCATCACCGTTGTCACCACACCCACCCTCACGGGTACGACCGAGGCCGGCGCAGTCGTCAGGCTTTACGACACAGACGGCACCACCGTGCTCGGTACCGCTACGGCCAACGGCCAGGGGGCCTACAGCATCACGTCGAGTACGCTGGCCCTGGGCAACCACAGCCTCACCGTTAAGTCCACTGACGCCGCCGGCAACGTCAGTGCTGCATCGCCCACCTTCGTCCTTACCATCCAGGCCCCGCCTGCCCCACCGAGCGACCCCGGACCGACGCTGGTAGACGGCGTGGCGGTCACCATGACCACGCAGACCCTGCCGGACGGCAGCAGCGTGCCAGTCACCACGGTCCCGGTGGTGACGGGGGAGCGCACGAACAGCGACACTGCCTCGTCCGCCGCCGACATCCCGCTCGTCACCGGCGCGGGGGGCACCACGCAACTCATGGCGCAAATCCCGACCGGCTACGGTCTGCAAGCCATCAGTCCTGCGACCTCCGGGCTCGACGGCCTGATCGCGGCGATCAAGAGCCGCACCACGGCTGGGTCGACCGACCAGGGCGCCCTGACCGGCAGCGGCTCAGGCTTCCTCGGTGCACTGGCAGCCAGCACCAACCTGACGGTGCGCACGATCGTGCCGAGCGTAGCCCCCGGTGCCACTACGGCACCGGCCCAGCCTCTGGTGATCCAGGGTCAGCCACTGGCGCAAGACAGCGGCCAGCAGCAGGCGATCGTGCTCGATGCCAGCCAGCTCCCAGGCGGCAGCGTGGTCGAGCTGCGCGACATCGACTTTGCAGCCGTCGTCGGTGCCATCACGGTGCGGGCGCCGGCCGGTACGGCGACGACAAGCAGCACCGGTGGCCTCAGCGCGGTGGGTGCGCTCACCGTCGCGCCGGACCCGCTGCGCATCTACGGCGACAGCGCGGCCCAGACCTTCATCGGCGGCGCGGGCAACGACCTGCTCGCCGGCGGAGCTGGCACTGACACGCTGCTGGGCGGTCAGGGCGGCGATCTGATCTACGGCAACCTCGATGCCGACCTGATCTACGGCAACCAGGGTGCCGACACCCTGTTCGGTGGTCAGGGCGACGACCGGGCCTTTGGTGGCCAGGGCGACGACCGGATGTTCGGCGACCAGGGCAACGATGTTCTGCTGGGCGACCAGGGGGCCGACATCATCCACGGCAACCAAGGCGAGGATCTGCTCTACGGCAACGAGGGAACGGACACGCTGTTCGGCGGGCAGGGCCGGGACACCGTGTACGGCGGCCTGGATGCGGACGTGGTCTACGGCAACCTCGGGTCCGACGTGCTGTTCGGCGATCTGGGAGCCGATACCCTGTACGGTGGTCAGGGCGACGACGTGCTCGTCGGCGGGCTCGGGGACGACGTGCTGTCGGGTGATCTGGGCGCGGACCGCTTCGTGTTCGGGGCTGGCAGCGGTCGGGACCTGATTCTCGACTTCAACCAGACGGAGGGCGACCGGCTCGCATTAGGTGGTCAGACCTACACGCTGAGCAGCGCCGGGAACGGCAATGCCGTGCTGACGCTCTCGGGCGGTGGCACGATCGACCTCGCCGGCATCCGCGCCGATCAGGTCAACGCGAGCTTCTTTGTCACGGCCTGAGTTTCAGAGGCTAGCATCGGACGAAGCAGAAGGCCCGCCATCTGTGTGGGCCTTCTCGCACTGGAGCATTCATACAGCTTGCACATCCGCCATGCCGAGCTCCACGGCCGAGGGGCGGCCGAAGATGCTAACCGCCACTCGTAGCCGATCCCCAGGCAGGATTGCCTCGACGGTCGCTGGGAAGCTCGCGAATGGCCCCGTCATCACCACGACGCTGGATCCGACCCTGACGCCGACGGGCTGAACGATCTCGCCGGCTGCGAGGGCATCGATGAAGCGCTGTAGATCCCCGGGATCCAGGCGTGCCGGGCGCCGCACGATCTGCTGGACGTTGCCTGCCAGCCCGGCTTCGGCTTCCGGATGCGACACGATCTCGGCGATGCCGGGCTGGGACCGGACCTCAGCCAGATGCGCCTCGTCCCGCACGCCGATGAACACCGTGCGGATGATGAGCGGCGTGTGCCGGATGACGCGGCGGCCGCGGCGTACGACGACCTCGGAGGCGCGGGGCAAGAAGGTCGCCACCTCGATCTCCCGTAGGGCCCGACGGGCGCGATCGCCCATCCTTGGGGCGGTGCGGGCCATGTGCCAGAGGAGGGAGGTGTCGATCACCTCGGAGGCGCGGCCGCGGATGGGCTCGGCTGCCGAGGTCTTCTGGCCGGGCGTGGGCGATCCAGCCAGCGGGATCCCGGCCGCCTTAGCAGCCAGCCTCTCGGCCCGACGCTGACGGCGCACCTTCAGGCGCTGACGCTTGTTCAGGCGAGTCATGCTCGAATCCTCTGGTGCTGATCCATCAGGCCGTGACCGCGAGGGCCAAGGCGTCGTTGTCGGCCCGCTGCCGGAGCCAGACGTCGTTCCAGTCGGTGCCAGCCTCGCGGGGCAATTCGACCCGAACACTGCGGTCATGGACGGCGAGGCGGTGGGCGAGCGCGTAGGCGGAAGCCTGTCCACCGAACTTCCGGTCCGTGTCGCCGAACACGACGATCTTGCGAGCCTGCTCGGGCGGCTGCCACTTCGCGAGCATTGTGGAGTTGGCCGCGGCCCAGACCGGCAGCCCGAACAGGGCGGCGGCCGCGAGCGCGGTCTCGATCCCTTCCGCGATGCCCATGATCTCGGCTGGCGGAAACAGCCTGATAGCGGCGCCGTCCGGGACCGTGCCCGGCATCAAACGGCGCGGGACTTCGACGGCGGCCTTCCGCCCGTCCCGGGTGAGATAGGTCCGGTGGAGCGTGGCGGCTGCGCCGTCCGGGCCTGCCACCAGGGCGATCATCGCCGGATGATGACTCGGCTGGTCGTCTTGGTAGATCAGGCTGTCGACGCAGCGGAGACAGGTCGGCACGGTGACAAGGCCGACCCGGGCGCGGAGGTAGAGCGCCACAGGATCTTTCGGCTGAACCACGCCAGCGCGACGCCAGAGCCGGTTCAGGGCTTCGCGCTTGTCGTCGGGGGAGCGCTCAGGCCGCGCACGCGCAATTGGCGCGTCGGCGATCAGCGGATCCAGCCGCTCGGCCAGCTCCTTGAACTCGATGCCGAGCACCCGCATTGCGAGTGCCGGTCCGTCCCCGGCACCGCAGTTGTTGCAGATCCAGGTACCACGCCCCTCCTTGTCGTCGAAGCGGAAGCGGGTCTTGCCCGCGCACATCGGGCAGGGACCGTTTTTGCTGCCGGTGAGGAAGCGGGCATCCACCCCGATCTGGGATAGCAGACTTGCCCAGCGGCCGCGGGCACGATCACGCAGAGGCGCGTGCATGGCTGCCCCCTCTACGCTTGGCGGACGCGATCTGCCGGTGCTTCAGCCAGCCGAGGATGAACTGATTTGGCTCGCGTTCCGGCGCCGTGCGGTAGTGGTTCGGCCAGACGCCGGTCAGCTCGCGAAACTGGTGCGATGCCCAGCCCGGGGAGTAGCCGCGGCGTCGGCCGTAGAGCTTGAGCTGGCCGTAGATCTCGGCCTTCTCGTCGGTGCGGGCCTTGGCGCGGACCGGGCGCATTTCGACGAGATCGCCGTCCTCGCACACGATTTCGGACTGCTTCTCGGGCTTGAACCCGCAGGCGGGACACTTCGGGCTCTTGGCGGGCTTCAGGAAGGCGCAGGACGGGCACTCCTTCGGCAGGGCCTCGAGGTGGCGCTTGCGGTCCTGCTTCTGCCGCTCCCGGCCGTCGTCGAGGGCGTCGTGGTGGATGTCGGTGACGAAACCGAGCCGCAGGTGCGTGTCGGAGTGGTCGAGGATCAGGCAGTCGTCCTTGCCCGGTGCCGTACGCAGGCCCCGCCCGATGATCTGGACGAACAGCATCTCGGATTTGGTCGGCCGGGCCAGCACGATGCAGCGCACGTCGAGGTCGACGCCGGTGGTGAGGCAGCCGACGCTCGCGATCACCCGCAGCTCGCCGGCCGTGAAGCGGCGGAACAGCGCCTCCCGGTCGTCCGACTTGGTGAAGGCGTCGATGTAGCCGCAGGCGACGCCCGCCCGCTCGAACTCGCCCTGCAGGTGCCGGGCGTGGGCCCGGTCGACCGCGAACACGAAGGTCGGACGGTTCTCCCCGCGCTGCTGCCAGGTCCGGACCACGTCGGCGACGAGCTCGGGGCGGTTCATTGCCTCGCCGAGGTCGCCCTCATGGTAGTCGCCGGCCACGGTGCGGACGCCGTCGAGGTCGGGGTGCGAGGGGGCGTAGACCCGGAACGGGGCAAGGTAGCCGGCCGCGATCAGCTCGGCCGTGGTGGTGACCTGAATCAGGTCGTCGTAGTGCCGGCCCAGACCCTTGGTCCAGGGCGTGGCGGAGAGGCCGACGAAGGGCACCGCGGCCCAATCGGGCGCGGCCATCCACGTGCCCAGCATCTCGAACCAGCGGTGGGCCTCGTCGATCACCACGATGTCGAACGGCGGGATGGCGCGGCGCTGGAGCGTCTGGATCGAGGCGACCTGAACCGGACGGTTGGCGTCCGTCATCGGGTGGCTGCCCTGGATCACGCCGACGTCGTGGATGCCCTCGGCGAAGAACGAGCGCACGGTCTGGTCGATCAGGCTGATGGCCGGGACCACGAACAGGACCCGCTTGCCCTTGGCCCGTGCGCCCCGGACGATCGCGCCGGCCACCACGGTCTTGCCGAAGCCAGTGGGGGCCTGGAGCATTGGACGGCGCCGTCCGGCGATCAGCGATTCCCGCAGCCGGTCGATGATCCGGACCTGATGCGGACGAAGGTCCCGGCTCATCGAGCGCCTCCCGCCTCAATCTCGGCAACGTCGAGTTCTTCCCAGGCGTCGCTGTCCTGGCCGCAGGGCAGAGGGGGGCCGAAGGCGTCGTCGCCGAACGGGTCAGGGGTGAGCCCTGCAGTGGGGGGGGCCTCGCGTAGTACCTTTTCCTGAACCCCTTCCTCGCGGCTAGGTAATAGGTTCCTTTGGTTTCCTGTTAGGTTCTTTCCCCGGCAGGATCTGCCGGTAAGGTGTCCTTCATCTGCCGCTAACCCGTCCTTTATCTGCCGGTAACCTGCCGAGCCCTTAGCGGCATCATCTGCCGGAAACTCGGGCTCAGCCGAAGCCAACTCCGGCGCGGCCAGCAGGTCGAAGTCGTGGCCCATGTTCAGCGTGATCAGGTCGGCCGCTCGGCCCCCGAAGCGATTGCCGCGCGGCTGCCGGGCGATGACGCCGGCGTGGGAGAGTTCGGCGAGCGCCAGACGGATCGTGCGGACAGCGTAGCCGGTATCGTCGGCGATCGTGGTCTGAGACGGCCAGCACTGCCCGCGCTTGTCGGCACGATCGGCCAGGGCGATTAGGACAGCTCGACAGGTGGCACGCACACGCTGGCGCTTGGCCCATTTTCCCGCGGCGACGCTCATTGGGCGCCTCCCCGAATGGAAGCGGTGACGAGGTCGTCGGCGGTCCGATAGGTGCGCTCGGCGGCCTCGGGGAAGCTCGCGGCCTTGGCGATGGTCGAGCTTCCGTAGCGGAGCAGGCGGTCACCGAAATCGACCACCATCCGGTAATCGCCGGAGGCCTGTGCCCGCTGGACCAGATCCTGGCGGAGGGTGCGAAGGGCGTCGTCGGCGGCGTCGTAGAGGCTGCGGTCGGCGCAGAGACGTGGCTTTGTCTCGGACATGACGCTCCCGTTCCGGAAACCGCTGGCGCGGCCGGTGAAAGAGTTCGGGTGAGGGGCGACGGTCGGGCGGCGCGGGCTGCTACGGATCAGGGCGGTGCGCGGACCTCGGCGCGGGACCGGGCCTTGGGCTTCAGGTGACCGCGGAAGGCGCTCTGCGGCGCCGTCTCCGGCTCGCCACAGCGCTGGCGCAGCAGCCGCAGGCAGGTCGCGGTCTGGCGGTGGGCTAGCGCGCGCTGGCGGTTGGTCTCGGCCGCGATCGTCAGGCCCTCAGCCTCGCAGCTCAGCGCCAGCCGGCCGTCGTTGGCGGCGCGCTTCTCATGCCAGCGGATCAGCCGGTCGATCATCTGGACCGGAGGAACGTCGAGCCGGTCGTCGCCGGGCTCGATTTCGCAGAGGTCGTCGCGATCCCAAACGCTCACGGATCACTCTCCCTCAGCCAGACGCCGAGTGCGGCCAGCGAGCGCCCGAAGCGCATCAGCATCCGCCCCACCGGATCGCGGAGCCAGACGGGACACGCGTTCCGCAAGCGCCTCGAAGTCCGAGGCCAGTCCTGCAAGCTCATCCGCTCTCTCCTGGGCCCTGACTGCACGCGCGGCCCGTATGGCTTCGATCTCGGCGGCCTCGACCCGGCGCGCCTTGCGGTACCAAAGGTCGAAGGCGCGCCAGTACGGCAGACCAGCATACCGAGCCGCCCGCGCGATCTGCGCCTTGACCGGATCGTGGCGGTCCGGAGCCCGACCCAGCGCGCGCAGACCTTCGGACGCCTCAAGGATGAAGGCGGGCACCCGCGCCTCCCAAGACTTTTGGGACATCTCCCAACGCTCCTCCGCCACGATGCTGATCGTGGTGGTGGATCCGCTGAGGAGCACGGCCCCGACGACGACGGAGAGAGCCCCGAACCCGAGGCGCGCGTGATCCTGGCAGATGGGCGCGCAGCGGGTGGCCGGAGCTCGGTGAGGAAGAGAGCGAGGGCGAGCGTGAATGAAACGGGACATCAAACCGGCCGGTGGACCGGACGAGACGGAGCTGGTGCACATCCAGCTCGACTCCCTGGACCGGGAGTTCGACAGCGATCTGGGCTGCCCGATCTACGAGACGGTGTTCTCCTGCTCGGGCCCGGAGGGCCACGCGGAGGCCTTCATCACCGTGGTGGCCGGCGAGGTGACCACGCTGGATATCGTGCCGCAGGCGATGAGCGACCTGCACCGGCTGTTCGCGGTGCTGGCCGAGCAGACGAGGGCGTGGCGCATCGATCCGAAGGCGTGATCGTCTCACGACAGGGCCTCCGGCTCCGGGGCGGCGTGGTGCTTGTCCTGGCGCGGCTGGAGATCGTGCGCCCGGACCTGACCGCGGGACAGGGCCTCGATCCGTGCGGCAACCCGCAGTGACGTGCCCCGATCCCGGAACCGGAGCTTGCGCACCGTGAACTCGGACAGACCCACGGCGGCGGCGACATCGGCGTCGCTCAGGCCCTCACGGCGCATCCATTCGGAGAGCAGCATGGTGTCAGCCTTCGCGGTGACGGTGCCGGCCTGCGCCCCGGCCGAGCTGCCGACCCAGCGGCTGGCCGAGGCCCTGGCCGTGCTGATGGTCGATCTGGTCGGAGCGATTCCGCTCGGTGATCGGTGCGCAGTTCTCGAGAGACTGGCGAACCGGTTGGATGACCGGGGGCGTGTCGCTGGGGGCAGCGAGGCGGCAGTCCTGCTTGGGGCGCTTGCCGTGGCGCTGATGCGGCTGGAGGGGTGAGGTCAAAATCTGAGACGACATTACGCCCAACTCCGGGAAATGATCGAAGACAAACGAAATCGGCGCCCTATAACCGCCCTGTATCAAATGAGAGAGGGCATTTTAAGATGACAGCCACAAAAGAAGGCAAGCTCGAAGGTATCCAAATGGAGGGGTCCGCCACTGCGCCAATCATCTCTTTTGATGAGGCTCCGGTGTTCGGCTTGGTCCCTGGGATTGGTAGAGTAACACTCGCAGCATACGTCCAAGACTACAGACCGGACGGTAGTGTCTTCCAACGACAAGTCGCCGTGGCCCATTTGCGCGGCAACGCGAACGCCTACACCGCGCTCGCCAATGCGATCGCCGGTATGGCTTTGCTTGATGCTGGGGGGCCTAAACCCGAAGGTCCAACCAACTAAGCGTAACTGACCAGTCGGTTCGGTTCGTGCGGCCTGAGGTGGCAAGATGGGCATTAAAGGCGAGCTTCTTCAGTTGCGCGAATGGCTCGCTTTCTAAGCTTCGGTGGCGGATAGAGATCGGGGCGGAGTTCATATCGTGGGACGCGCGTTAGCCTCTCAACATCGAGGACGCGCCCAGATGGGCACCGCTTCCACTGAGACACAGCTTGGACCGTAAGGCGCAACGCCAAGGCTAAGCCTGTCACCCCCGATTGTGTCTCTATCGCGCGGCGAAGCGCAGGATCGCGTTGTGCCATGGCTTATCAAGCAGCGCTTGTTCCTATAAGTCAAGTGCTGCTTGGTTGGTTTTCTCAAGCACCTCTTTATGAAGGAGCGCATGAGCGACGATACGTTCCCCACCCGGCTGCGCCAGAAGCGAAAGGAGAGAGGCCTGACGCAAGGAGAACTCGCGAAATGGATTCACGTAAGTCCACAGGCCGTATCGCAGTGGGAAACCGGACAGGCCGGTGCGGATCACAAGAATATTGTTGCGCTCGCAGAAAAGCTTTCCGTCGACTGGAATTGGCTTGGGTATGGAGCCAACACAGAAAATCCTGACATCTCCGTACAAAAACACGTATTCGAAAATAGGAATTCGACCTATGCAGTACTATGCAGTAGAGAAGAAATTGCAGGGTGGGCTCTAAAGTTTCCAAAGCTAGATGTTGATCCGTTTGACTATATTGATCTATTGAGCGCAGAGACTGGCAAAACCGGCGGTTACGAAGCATTAGAATTGAGATTTGCCTCTGCAGGCTACAATTTGGCGACCGAGATATGTACTGATAGTATGTCTCCCATGTTCTCGAGGGGTGATATTGCTATCTTTGATACCGGCATATCGCCGATACCAGGTGACTATGTCCTGGCATATATCGTCCATAACAAATCTGTAATGTTGCGAAAATTAAGAATTAGAACCGACGAAGGAGGGAGCAAGTATCAAGAACTTGTTCCTCTAAATGAAGACTATCCTGTCACTACCATCAAGACGCCAAAAGCTGGCCGAATCCTCGGCACCCTCATTGAGCACCGTCGCTACCGCGCTCCTCCGGGTGGCGTCCAACGTGTGCCGTTGCATCTAAGCAAGACAGGCTTGGAAAACGACACTTGATAAAAAAATCAAGCCGTGCTTGATTGGCTCACCGCTTCAACGGTGAGGCTTACTCGTGCTCGCACACCACCTCGTCATCCTCGGTCCGTTGCGATACCGCGTCATCCCCTGGCCATCAGATCATCGGTTCCGAGGGCGGGCATGAGCTATGTCGAGCCATCTCACCGCCCAAGTTGCAAGTCTACCCGCGATCAAAAAGCGTCACGTAGCGGGTACGCTCGTCCAGACATCGGACGCCCGCGAGTTGCACGGCCTGCTCAAGGTCGGCCGCGACTTCACCACCTGGATCAAGGGCCGGATCGCACAGTACGGCTTCGTCGAGGGTGTCGACTACGTCGTCACCGGGAATTTGAGCTCCCCAGTTTCGGGGAGCGCAAAAGCGCGGCCACAGCTGGTCGACACGTATCACCTCACCCTCGGCATGGCGAAGGAGATCGCCATGGTCGAGAACAACGCCGAGGGGCGGCGGATCCGACGCTACTACATCGAGTGCGAGCGGCGTGCGCTTGAGGCCGCGTCCCAACCGGCGCTGGATCTCAGTGATCCGCACGCGCTCCGCGCCCTGCTGCTGGCCCATGCTGAGCGCGAGATCGCGTTGGAGGGCCGCGCCCGCGAAGCTGAGGGTGCGCTGGCGACCGCCGCCCCGAAGGCCGAGGCGCTCGACCGGATCGCCGACACGACCGGCCTGATCCTCCTCAGCGACGCCGCCAAGACCCTGGGCATGCGGCCCAAGGATCTGATCGCGTGGATGCTGGAGCACCGTTGGCTTTTCCGGCGGCGTGGAACCGGTCGGCTCGTCGGCATGCAGGAAAAGCTCAACGCCGGACTTCTGGACGAGTGCCCTGTGCCGGCCGGCGACGGCCGCACCGAGGTTCAGGTCTACGTCACTCCGGCTGGGCTGACCCGCCTGTCCGTGGCGATGGGGATCGCACAGGGCAGCCTAATGCTCGACTTCGGCTCGAACGCCGGAGGCCGTGCCCGCCAGCACTGAACCTCTTTCCGATCTTCCCGGGGCATCCCGCCCCGAGATGAAGCGGCCCCCGCCGGTCTGGACCACCAGCGGAGGCCATACACCCCGAACCCAAGGATCGAGCTATGGAACAGAGTGTTCGCTCTGATAGCACCCGCATGCCCGCTTACCAGGGCTATGCTGCATCCAAGATGGATGCGCGCTGCGATGCCGCGGTGATCGCGATGCTGACGGCGCCCGCTTCGGCCTCACCGGACCTTTCGGTGGTCGATCCGATCTTCGCTGCCATCGAGAAGGACCGTGCCCTCGCCGCTGAGCACATCCGCCTTCTCTCCATCTCCGGCAGCAAGCCCGACGACGATCCGTCTTGGGAGCCGACGCATGACGCCAGCGACGCACAGTGGGAGCACTGGCGCGAGGCGCTGCTCAAGACCGTGCCGACGACAGCTGCCGGCTGCGCTGCTCTGGCCCGCTACGCGAACGAGTGGGTAGAGCGTGAGGGCGTCGGCCTGGACGAGGACGGAGCGAAAATCTTCGATCTGATCGGCCGCAGCCCGTTACACACGGCGCCGTGCCCTCCCGCGAGCCCGGACCCTGTCTACGCTGCCATCGCGGCCATGCACGCAGCCGACGCGGCTTACAGTGCCTGGCATGCCGAGTACGAAAGGGTTGGTCTTGATGCGGCCGGTGGCTTCGAGGCCGAGGCCCCACTGATCAACGAGCAGACCAGAGCGGAGGAGGCAGCGCTCGCGACCGTGCCAGTCACCTCCGGCGGGCGGGCCGCGCTTGTCACCTTCACCGACCTCTGCATCGCCAGACGCGGCCATACAGACGGCACCGCTCAGGAAGGTGAGGACACGGTCTTCCACTGGGCCTACCGGGCGCTCGCCAGTGCCATTCGGGGCGAAAGCCCACAGTCGGAGGCCGAAGACGCCGAGGCGCTTGGCCTCGTGGACATCAAGGCAGCCCTGACCAACGCCCCAGCCTGGACGGGAGAGCAGGCATGAGCGCCGCTGCCGGCGACCGCCCCGTGCGTGGCATCAACACGATCGTCCTTAGCGACGGCCGAGAGATCCATCTCGACGATGTCGTCACCGCGGCCGAGGGGCAGGCGATCCTCGACGACGTCGACCAGGGCATCGACGCCATCGAGCGTCAGCTCACCAGCGGCATCGGCCCGAACGATCCGGACTGGCGCCGCCGCGCAGAGTTGGCCCTGAAAAGGAAGCGCCGCAGTCGGCCCCGAATCCAGCAGCGGATTGGCGAGCTGCGCCGGGCCGAGCGACAGGCGGCGCCATTGCCATCCGGCACCACCTCGCCCGCGGACGGCAAGCGCAAGGCCTTCGTGACGGCGGCCTACGAGGTGCTGGGCCACGAGGTCTGCACGGAGGTGTGGGCTCGCGCTCAGGAAATGCGGCCGGAGATCTTCACGGACGGGCAGGTGCCGGCATGAGCGCCCGCCGTCACCCTTGCTACCTCATCGACGAGGATACGACTGACTACGAGTGGTCGGCCACGAAGCTGGACGAGCTGCTGGCTGATCCGGAGGTCGAAGGCCTCGCCGCGGACATGCTGTCCTACGGCTTCAAACGGGGCGAGTTCGACCCGGACCCGGTCTACCGCCAGTGCCGGCGGG